TTCTCAGTTTTTGTCATAGTCAAATACTTGATCGGTCTGCACTTTGTTTTCAATCATTCTGCGGTGCATATCCCAGCCATCTTTACGGCCAATCCAGTAATACCTGGTCTCTGCATTTTCTTTAACTACGTTGATAAACCATCCCACCATAATTGCAGCTAGGAATGCGTAGCACACTGCATAAAATATATCTACAGTAATCATATAGCCCTATCTATGCTCACATACTTTGTGGCATGGCAATAGTGTTGCACCTGTGTATGACTTTGTGGATTATTTAGCGGCTTAGTTTGATAACGATTTGATAACGTTATGCGTAGAGTTTTCCAAGTGCTGTAAATGAGCCATCCTTGTTTATTGGCACCAGGGTCGGTGTCAGGGTTTTACCTACGGCTTCTAGTATAGCAATACCCATCTGCCAATTAGCGCTTCCATAGCGTAAATAAGAGGCTTTTTTGCGATCCATAAGATTACCTACCTCAACGCCATATAAAGCCCTGTAATGGCTTCCTACGCCCTCTGAATAGGCACTCATGCCTAGCCTATGGGTGTGGCCACACAATACCGATTTACCCCATTTTTTAGCTAGGTTAAGAGCTGTAATACCAGCGTGCTGTGACATGTTGCCTTCGTCGCCGTGGGCCAGCATCCACCCTGGGTGGAATTCATAGGCAGTCTTGTGGTAAGTCATACCCATCTCAGCGAATGACATAAACGCTGGGTATTGTAATTCGGGTAGGTTGATTAAGCCAGGTACTTTTAATAAAGTGTTGTATAGGCGATCAGTATGATTACTACGGATAATGTGCATCTCTGGACTGTACTCACCGAGATCCCACAGAATCTGCTTACATAGCTCACGATCTGCATGTAAGTCTTCTGAGTAAGCCAAAGGTGTCTGCTCACTCCATTTACTAATACTCTGAAAATCAATTTCATCTCCAACCACCAATACTGAATCAAATTTCTCACGCCTTGCTAACTTGATAACATTCTTTACAGCTGCTTCGTGGTGATAAGGCACCTGTAAATCTGAGATAACGAGGTATCTGGACGGCTTAATCTTCATCCTCTTCAAAGTCATCAAGTGGATTCTTTATAGGATCTTTACTATCTATGATCCAGTCTGGATAACTTGACCTATCCATCGCAAACGCTAAAGCTGTGCCTTCATCCATTCCAGATTTACGGCAAGCCATATAAACTTCATTAGCAGCTATAGCCCAGAAGTCCAACTTTGTAAGTACAGGCTCTTTAGTAGTCCTGCGTCTACGTGCAATCTTTTTCTTAGGTTTGCGTTTAGTAGCCATATTAAAATTATGACTTACTAATTAAAACAAAGAGATCATCGACACGCTTCTCTAATCGTAAACTTCTTTGGTCGATTCGATCAACAGCGTCTTTCATCGAGCTGCCAGAATTAGGGCGCAACTCATTAAGCCAGCCTCTAACTAGAAAACGTAATCCGACTAGCCCGCCTGATAGCACGGCCATAACGCCAGCGCCAAAGCCAGCCCATTCTGTAGGTGTCATGCTTCATCTGCACCGATGCCATAAGCATTATCGGATTTGTCTAAAGCCCTAACCGCTGGGCCTGCTAAAGCTGAGATAACTACAGCTACAACAGGATCTAATCCCAGTTCATTACTTGCTAAAAATGTTAAGAATGAAACCAATACGCCACGTGCGTATGACTTTAGTACAGCTTGTTGCTTCTTGCTTATTTTCATATTTTGCCCCCTAGTAATGGGATGTCGAATGGTTTTCCATCGAGATCACCTAGTTTTGTAAAACTACAATGCAAATGTTTTTTATGCGGGTTTATGCCTTTATATTTTCTCCAGCGCCAATTTAATATCTTCGAGCATATTCGCCCGTTATAGATGACGTATGATATGCGTGGATCCGACTTGGCTGCGATTCTGATCTGGTCAGCCAGATAAGGTGCGAGCCCATCGGATGGCTCCAACCCAGAATCAATATCAATTGCTCTGACCCACCCAAAGCTGTCTGGATTATGATCCGATTTTCTGGTGGTATGGCGGCTATCGCCCACCCACCCATCACTGGCAGTACGCCTATCTGGAAACCAGGTATCAATTTGATCTCTTAACTGAACTCCAGCTGCGCATAATTTAGGCTTCATCAAAGTCAGTAACTATCCACGTGCAAGTATTTTCATCGAAGATTGCTAGATCGTTTGGCTTTGGTGGTATAAATGCGTCTTTAATTGCATCATATTCATAGCCCACACCAGCAAAATTTTTGCGGATGTTGCCATTATATGAAGTACGTTTGCAAACTTGATTACGTAAATTGCCATACCAAGTTTCAGGATCTAATCCTTCTATTAACTCTGTTTCATCAACACCGACTATAACCTCAGTTACAATATTATTTTCTATAAATGCGTAATGTGCCATTATGCCCAACTCACGTTTCCAGTACCAGCTGTAATGGTTGTAACGTTATGTGAACCATCGACTGCTGTACTACCTGTTAAACCTGCACCAATAGTAATTGTGCCATCAGCTGTTAGCCATCTTAAAATGACTACACCAGATCCACCATTAGCACCAGCAAAATCTTCACCGCCCGCTTTAGCACCATTACCAGTATTAGCACCACCAGCGACAGGCGCACCACTTGTGCCATTACCACCAGCGGCTCTAGTAACAGATGAGCCAGTAATTGAATCTGCTGTGCCTGCTCCACCAGTATTACCGCTACCAACAGCTGATGAACCACCGCCACCACCGCCATTACCACTTGAACCTGTTCCAGCGTTATAGCCTTCTACTGGAGAATATGAACCCTCATTACCAGTACCAGCAGTTGCAGATGACCCACCTGCTGAATTACCGCCACCACCGCCACCTGATCCACCATTACCACCTGTGCCTGGAGATGAACCACCAGCACCACCTCGGCCACCGCCAGTAGATGTGTATGTACTAAATACGCTATCTACACCTTTAGCACCATTGTTGCCAGCAGCTGATCCACCTGCTCCGCCTGCGCCAATAGTTACTGTGTAATTTGTACTCTTTGAAATACTAAATGATGTGTTCTTACGATAGCCACCAGCACCACCGCCACCACCAAATGCACCGACTCCTGCGCCACCACCGCCAGATCCACCACCACCAGCAACGATTAAGCCAGTTAATGTAAATGTAGCTGCGTTGGTTGTAATTTGATTTGATGATGCAGATGGAGCAGAGTTTCCAGCAGCATTACTTGCTGTAACTGTAAATGTGTAATTTGTTGATGCAGTTAATCCTGTAACAGAAATTGGAGATGTAGCACTTGATCCAGTGCCACCTGCAGGAGTTGATGTAACAAAAAAGTTAGTCGCTGTTGGGCCTGTACCTGCAGGGGTAAATGCAACAGTGGCTGTGGTTGATCCAGTAGCTGTAGCTGTGCCAATAGTCGGAGCGTTAGGCACTGCTGCCTGCACCGATTGTATCCCTGTAAGTATGTTTAACATTTAAGCAACCGACCCCACTACATACCAAGTATTAGCAGCAGTCTTTATGCAAGCTGCAGTCTTGTATTGACCGACTGTTGGTGATGCTGCTGTGCCACCCGCACTAAGTACTGTAGTGGTACCAGAAGTAACGGCATCAATAGTTAATGTGCCAGCACCTTTATTTAATACTGTAAAAACAGTACCAACTGCAAAATTGTAAGTTGCATCGGTTGGTAATCTAAACTTAATGGCAGAGCCACTATTCATTGGGATAAGTTTTTGATACTCATCACCACTTGCAGCTGTATAATCAGTGGTTTTATCTGCAATTACATCAAAGGCTGGTAGCCCATTCCACATAGCGGAAGTTACTACATCGCCCGTTGCGCCTGGCCAAGTTGGCATCTTATCTCCTTAGTATGAAAGTACGTTTTGTCCTAAGACACCGTAATCTACGTTGCCTAGTATAAACCCATCTATGACAGGTTCTAGCGTTGTAAACACTGTCCTAAAGGAATTAGGTGTAAT